AATAAGGGTTTTCCATAATATCGTTAAGATCGCGCTCGTAGTCTTTACGCAGATTCTCTATCTGCTTGCTAAGCCCATAGTCCATGAACGGCATCGCCTGCCGATACAGCTCTCCACCAGTACGAAACCGAGAAGGAGTAGTAAGCGCCTCTAATAAAGAAGTTAAAGGAAAATTATTAGATGTAGGAGAAGAAGCATATTGAAAATTCTTTAGGTCGTTTGGAACCGTAAGTTCCGGTGTTTTAGTTATTTCCGGTCGAGAAGTATATGCTGGAGTAAAGAGAAGGTTCTTTAAATTGCTATCTAGCCCCGTAAGCTCCAGTGGCTTAGTCGTTGTCGTTCGAGAAAGGGACACCGGGGAAAAAGGAAGATTCTGTAAACCGTTATCTAACGTGGTAGAGCCCGGCAATTTAGGTATTGCCGATGGAGAAAGGGAAAAATTTTCTTTTTGGTCCAGTGGAGGCGAAGAAGAACTAGTATTAGGAAGACCCCGAGTTTCCTTTAGACGTTGTAATTCCTCGTCCTCACCGGCATTTAATTTTTTAGGTTCTAAAAGGCCGGTAACAAAAAGACTTGCCGGAGACCCTAACAAAAATTTACCAAGCCCTTTAAGAACAGGATATACACTTACCATAAGCTCCCCTAGAACTCAAACTGATTAACCGCGCTAATGTTGCTGGATACAGTCTCTTGCGCATGATACCCGATGGAAGTATTAACCGCAGCCAAAGCCGCAGCTCCTACCTGAGCGTTGTACTGAGCAAGGGCTTTGAACTTTTCTAAAGTCAGGGTCAACGTAGCCTTTATTTTTTCCAACAACACCTCAGCGTTTTTAAGCGCTACGTCACTATCGATTTTATACATATCCAGTTTTTGCTGCGACTGCTTAGTTAACCCATCCACTTGAACAGAATAAGCATTAAGCTGATTCTTAAACTCCTCCACATGCGCATTAAATACAGCAATCTTAGCTTGTACTTTAGATATAGCGGCATCTATCTGCTTAGCATAAATATCTGTTTCTAGTTGCCGCTGTTTCAGTTGGCTCTCGTTAGTACTAATCAGCGCTTGAACCCTAGCCGCTTCCCCCTGAACCTGCGCTATATAAGCTCTGACCCTAGATTCAAATGCCTGCACTTTAGAAACCTCAGCCCTTATCTGAGCATCATAGGTTTCTACCCGCGCACGGTTCTGCTGAACAATCGCGTTGTTCGCCTCTATCTGTGCCCGGAACACTTCTATCTTAGAAACCTCTGCCCGGAGCTTAGCCTCATACGCAGCTACTTTGGCTTTATAAATCTCCACTGAGGTCGTAAGTGCCTGCAATTGAGCAGTGTAGATCCGAATCTTCTGTTCGTTGAGTTCTCCTCTTAAACGCTCTGCCTCTAATTGGCCCCTGTACGCTTCTAACTTAGAAAGCTCAGCCTGAACCGCAGTTCGATAAGCTTCTACCTGGGCCTGGAAAACAGCAATCTGAGACCGGAGAATTTCTATACGCGCAGTCAGAATTGTCTTGGCAGTTTCTAAGATTCCTTGGGCTATGTTATTGCAGAGACTCAGCACCTGCACACAATGTTCGAAGTATATTCCCTGCAACTGAACGCCGCTTTGAATGGCAAAGCGAAGGGATTCCAAGTACTTCTCGTGAATGTAGATCGTATTATCACGAATCTGAGCCTGCTTAGCCTCTAGCGTCTTAGCCGCAAGGTCTGCTAAACCAGATAGAAGCTGTGCTCCTGGCATCGTAAAGCCGCGAGAAGAGAACTGGACCATCAACTGATTCCTAGCCCGCAGCCCCTCTTTCTCTATCTTGTCTACAGAGCGGTCCAGAATCTGGTTCTCGACGGTAGCGGGAAGCCCTGTCCCGCCGAGGAGCATTTCTTCGATCTTGGCTACTAGTCCGTTGATCTCTTTGCACGGAGGCAAAGATTTCTTAATAGATGAAAGCGTAGACGGGTAGTCAAAACTAGAAAGCGAGCTCAGTAGAGTATCCGGATCTACCGTTAAAGTAAAACCCGGAGGAGAGGGCAGCGCAATATTAGGCGGCGTCGGAAGATTAAGAGAGTCGAGCGTTGGGACGGGGGGCAGTGTAACCGTCGGTTCCGTGGGAGCCGTTGGATAGGAAATAGAAGGAGCGGCGGGGGTATTGAGAACATGAGCTAAAATCGGCGCAGAAGGGACAGAAATAGTAGGTTCCCTAAGATCAGAATGAGGAAAATTAGGATTAATTGACGTAGGATGAATCGGTGTATTTGGGAGCTGTATACCATTAAATAAGCTATCTACGTTATTAAGATCAGAAGGAGTACTAGGTGTTTGAGGAGGATTAGGAATATTAGGAAACTGCTCTTGTGGCGGATGAATAGACGGAACTTCTGCGTTAATTGGAAACTGAGCTAAGGAATTTAAGATTCCTTGTAGGCTGGTAAGGAAATTCTGCGTTATTTGGTTTAGTTTATCTACTTCCGCAAAAACTTTAGTCCGGTCCGCTACCGGAAGAAGAGGAATAGGGATAGGAGAAAAAGTAGGACCCTCGATACTCATGCCGCCACCACCTTTTTAAGCCAAGCCAGGATTTTCTCCCTCTCCGGCTCCGGAGGAAACTTCCACCTAACTTCTATTCCTCTAGTTATCTGGCTGTGGTCAATCGGAGAGCGCATGGTTTTCAACTGTATCCCATATTTCCCTAAAAGTCTAGAGAAAAGCGCCGTGGACATGTCGCGTTTGAAATAATCGGGAGCCAGGTATTCGAAAATCGGACGAAGGTGAATGTCCCGGAAGATAGCTTTCCGATAGTTTTCCAGAATATCTATCAGCGCCTTTACGTATTCCTGATGACGTAGAGCCTCTTTGGGAGAGAATGAAGTATAAGCAGAGACATAGTCTATGAACCAGGCAAGATCCCCGGCTTTGATGGCCTTCGTAATATGAGCCGGAACAGGCATGTTGAGTTCTATTAGCTGCTTCTTCTCTTCGGTCAAGGCGGGTTTGTGTACTATCTGCGGGTCGATCTCTAGACTACATAAGTAGTAATAAAACCCCGGAAGCTCTTCTTCTAAGCGCTCAATAAAATCGGGGGTAGGGTGTAAAGGGGTTTCTTGGTAATTGCCTACATGGAACCGGCGGTCAGATTCAGAAATGAATATAGGATTGGGAGAGTTTGAAGCGAATATAAAATTGACCCTATTCACTACCGGTCGTTCTTCGGAATACATTTTACGTATTCCTATCGTAGGTTCAGTAATATAGTGTTTGAGCTTTTCTATCGCTTGGGAATACTTAGTCGATTGGTAATCTACTTCATCTATGAATACTACCAGTTTGTTTTCTAACATCGAATTGAACTTATCTTCCATGTTAAGCCCAAGCAACTCGTAAGTGTGTTTTTCACCAACGAGGGGCTTTATGATCTTAGTAAACGTAAGGCCTTTCCCTGTGCCCTGCACTCCTCTTAGAATCCAGGCAGTTCCCGTCCGATCTTTGTGTTTGACGATGTAAGCTAGCCATTGAATAAATTCGTTAGACCTTCCGCCTGTAACGTGGTGGAGAAGTTCTCTGATTGTAGGTGGACAAAACATAGGTATAACCTCCGGCTTAGGAAATTGCGCACCTTCATGCTCATTATAATAAAAACACTTTTCTTTTTCCGAATAAAAGAACGAAGAAATAGAAGGATCAAAAGTACGTTTCAGCAACGGTATTACAGAATCCTTCTTTAAATAGACACCAAAGTTCCGTAGGTGGTTTATAAAAGCGCTTCGATCTGAATATGGTTGTAAATCCCCATTATAAAAAATAACATAAGTCCCGGAGGAAGATATTTCACGAAAATAACGTATTTTCTCCGTCGTATTTATAAATTGTCCATCCGGAGCCTGAGGCTTTATTTCTTCCCATAACTCCGGAAGAAGAGTAGGGACATGGATGTCCGGTTCCCCTTTAAAGTTGTACATCCATGCGGGGTTCTCGTTGTAAGTATAATATCCCCACGAATCCCCGCCGTTGAGATTGTACTTAGTAAACGCGCCTTCCGCTCCAGAAGTTTTCCTTCCTGTGACCACAGGAAAGAAATGGGTAAGGGTTAGAGCGGGCTTAGATTTCTTAATTAGAAACAATCGTTCTGAACAAGGGTCCTGGAGAGGAGGCTGGTAAATAGGAGGAGCGATATACAGAAGACGATTCTTATCGTGGGTAGTCTTGTCTATGTACTGACTGTACCGGGCATTAAGCCCGAAGAGGGCTTTTTGAAGGAACTTTGGAGACTTCGGTTCGGAGAGAAAGAAAAACAGATGAGCTCGGAATCCCGGTTTGTACTTATAAGAAGCTGAATACTGCAGAATATAGGAAACGTCCTGGAACTCTGGAATCTGCGAAAGTAACTGGTCCGCTGACTCTATGTCTGCTCCATCTATGTCGATTACCAAGTAAGGAAGAGGAGCGTCGGGATCAGCAACAGAGCCCCTAGGCTCGTTGTTTAAGGGGCGTAAGAGCTTGCCTGTAACTAAGAGACAGTGCCCTTGCTCGCTATGAGCAGCTAAGTGGGTGTAGAAGTCTTCCAGAGAGGAAATGCGTTCTTCGTAAGAGGTAAACGTAGAAACTCTAGGATAATCAATAACATAGTCTTCTGTGAACGTTTTTGTGAGCGGCTTCGAGGACGAAAGAAAGTAGATCGGATATGAATCCGGCATTTGCGAACCCCCTTTGGTGCAGTGCGCGGTTTAGAGTACCCGCCGGGTCAGCAGCACAGGGTGGAACTCAATGACGTCGATGTCGAAATCGGCCCCGTCGATGTTCACAAGCTCGAACTGCCAGTAGCGAGACCGAAGTCCTTTCCCTATTTTTACCCGGCTCGCATTTGATTCTACCTTATAGATCGTCTCTGTCAACGTCCCTGTCTGGTCCGTCGTTCGAAGCTTCAGATAAAGGTCACCGGACGAGGTCCAACCTAGATACGCAGTCTGGAAGGCCTTTAAGTTCGTCTTGATAAAGTCGAAGAGCAGAGTCCGGATAGTCGCCTGGATGGGTTGTCCCTGGTCTGTGTCTGAAGAGAACAACCGGTATACCCCGTCCTCTGCCGCGGCGTAGTACTGACCGTTGAACTCCGCCAAAGAATTGAAGGGGAAATTGGAATAAGTAGAGATGGGATGGGGAGCGTGGGTGCTCAGAACATAGCCAACATACTGCTCCGCGCCTAGGTTGATATAGACCGACGAGAACAGGGAGTCGGAAATTAGCTGCCTGTAAGCAACAGTCGTAGAAGAGCTATCGTGGAGACTCACGTTTTCCTGAGTCTCCAGGGTAACCCTTATGTGACCCACGGGCGCGTCTAAAAGGGAAGCAACGTCATGAGAGAGAACAGCAAGGGAGAAAAGACTGGAATCAACAATAGTGCTAGTGTCTGAGACTTGCTCGTGAGTCCCTTTAACAACAGCATCTAAAACCGACGCTGTAAGGGTGGCAAGGGCTAAGCGCGAAACAGTCGAAGAATGAGTGTCTGTAATAGGCAACAAATCAGACAAAGCAAATACACTAGAGACCCGATAAACATCACCGGGAGTAACAGAATCCAAAAAAGTACGTACATAAGAGGCTAACCCAGAGTCTATTGAAGAAAAAACATCTGTTACTGTACTTATAGTATGAGCTATACCTTTTACTGAAGTGAACAGATTAACTACTTCAGTGATATAAGAAGAACAGATAGAAACAGAGGAATCTGAAACAGAAATGGTATCGTTAGATAATCCTTGACGAGAAAAAGCATAAAACGAAGGGACATACCCAAAAACAGTATTATGTGGAAAATATATATCTTTGGCCCATTGAACAGATTTTAAAGTATCTTTGCCGCTTGTAGGATAAGCACTGAAAGAATACGCTCCTATATCAAACAACGAAAGTTTTTCTGCTAAAACGAATACATGCCCAAAACCAGTACTATTAGTATATAACCTATCTGCTAAATCGCTATACCCTACATTAGCAGCTTTACCAAAATCATAACTAGTAACAACATCCCCGTTAGTAAAAGGTAAATAGCTTCCAGCTTCAAAAGCAGTTAAGAAATCATAGTTAGAAATAACAAATGGGCCTTCTTGCCCATGTTCCGTTGAATAAATAGCTTCATAAATTGTATTATTAAGAATTAAAGAATCTGCTAATCTATTATATTCAACCCCTACTAAACGCTCTTTAAAAGCTAACCCGAAGCAAGTAAAAATAGCACGCTCTACTACCTGTCCTATATTAGGAAGTAACGATATGTCTAGAATACGATTATACTCATTTCCAATTCCTTCTATATATCGTTCATTATAATCATACGAAATAACAAACTCATCTGCCTGCCCTTGGCCTTGAGGCAAAGATAACTCTAAAGTATAAAGAACATCCCCCCCAAACCCTATAATATCAAACAAAACAGTAATATTATCGGCAGCGTTAGTAGCTCCGTAGCCTAAATAGAAATTGTATGAAAAAGGACCAGGCATAATATAAACTATGGATTAGAATAGAAAAAATAATTGTTACTTACTCCCATAGCATAATAATATGCAGAAGGTAGTAAGTATTTGTACAACAATTTAAAATTTTTATAAAATAACACCGTTTGCTCACTATCCAAAGCTATCGCAAAAATATCGTTTGCTGAATGCACTCTATCAGCAAAGAGCAAAACCATAGGATATATAAACGGATCATTAGAAGGGGGTACATTAGTAATTGTAATTCCGTATACATATATACCAACATTAGAAAACCTAACAACAAAAGGGCAAGTATAAACTACATCCAAATAATTTAACTCAGGTTTGTCAAAAGTAGTAGTAAGACCTACATAGATTTCCCCTTGCAAAGGAAACGGTACTTTAAAAGAAACAAAACCCCTACCTCGAAGCAGGGGTGTTTTGTAAATACCAGACTTAGCAAACAACATTAAACTAAACCGATATTATACGAAGATATAACGATAACCGACCCTACTGTTATATTAGTAGACGCTAAATTTAAATCCGCGCCTACCAAACCAACAGACCCTTGCACCCTAATAGCGGTGGTACTAGAATTACCGGTATCTCCCGACATCTCCCAACGGAAAAAAGTAGCGGTACCACTCGCAACCGCAGTTCCAGACCAGGTTTGGCTAGAATCTTTTTGCAATACCCCATTTACAGGAGTAGGATCGAAATTAAGCCCTCCTGACCCTCCGTTATCTGAAATCGTCACAAGAAGCGTATTTCCCGTGCCCAAAGCGTCATCTGCAGTCGTCGGAGGGGTACCGGAATAAATTTTAAGGAACCCGCCGTTACGCACAGAGCGGATAGACCCCGTAACAGCAACCGCGTTTTTGTATCCGGTAGAATTGCTAATAGCCATGCGACCTCCTATGCTTCGTTAGGAAAAATTAGTTCAAACTGATCAATAGTTAATAAAGAAGACCCTGTTATATTAACAGAGGACAACTTCAGGTTCTCCGGGATAGACCCGTCTACACGAGCTTTCGTCGTAGAGGCTCCGCCTGAGTCGGAAGGGTCTCCGTACCAACGGAACCATCCCGCAGTTCCCGAATGTTGTACAGAGCAAAGAATCGGAAGAAGACAGGCAATTTTAGACATAGCCGCCGTGTGGACAAACCCTATCGTAAACGAGTTACTGGTAGCAAGTAAAGTCCCCGAAGCCGCGTCATCTGCAGAAGCAGGTTGGGAACCAGTGTATATCTTTATAATCCCGTTATTCATCACCGCATATAACCCAGAAGACTGGAGCATAGCAACTCGAAGACCGGTACTCAGTCGAATAGCCATTTCAAATTACCCCAATAGGAAAACGACCTGCTATTAAAGAGGGAGGAAGAGAAGAACGAACAATAGGAGGAACTCCAGGACTATTACTAGCATAAAAACCAGGTTTAATCCAAACTGATGAAAAATGCTCGTTTTTATATGTAAGGCAAACCTGGGCATAGGAAACGCGGGGATAAGGAATAAGTATTGAATACTCATACCCGTTAGAATCATCGATAATATAATCGTAATAAGGGTTTAGTATATAAGGAAATCCAGTAAACATAACAACATCGCGCGCAAGACTTCGTTTATTAGCAAACCAAACCAGTTCGTTTCCCATTGTCCCATCAAGGTAATACATTTCGTCATTATAATGAACATAGTAGACATAAAGGGAAAAAGAAGGAAGCAAAGTATATGCAATATCTCCCAACGCTGTTATATTCTTTTTAGGCACAAAAGTAGGACCGTGCAAATAATTTGTATAACACATACGTGACGTAAAACCAGTTGCTTTGGAAACGAAAAACCTTTCTCCTGTTCCTACAAGAAGAGAAAAATAATGATCTGCAAGAACGATAGTATAATTAATATCAACTAAAATCAAAGAAGACCCATTAGCAGAATACAAAACCCAAGACATACTATACTCACGTACATAACATGTACATGTTATAAACGCCATAATAAAAATATTTATTACGTCCTCACTAAGTAAGGAATTATTTACATGTAAGTACGAATAAACTAAATTATCTCCTATATATCCATATCGCACAATATAAGTATCATTAAGATTATAAGGCTTAAACCAAGCATATATAAGCCCATTTACCAATTTTTGTGATAATAAAACTACTAAAAAATCATCATGCGTAAATTCACATCTAAACCAATGATTCAAACCCGGTTCAAAATCATAGTCATAAAGTGCGACTCTTGATCTATGTCCAAAAACAAATTCCGTACAAGAAGCATTAAAATAAACAGTAGAAACACCTCTTATATACTTACCTCCTGAATCATAAAAAGAATACAATATCCTCCAACCAGTCCAAGGATCCGCATGTTCCGGTAGGTACAACAAAAAATAACGTATTCTATATAAATCCGCTTGAAAAGCACCTTCGCGTACAGCTATTACAGCATAAAACCCCAAATTTTTTGAACCTGTTTTCTTTTTTCCCGCCCCTAATAAAACATAAGGCGTATTTCTAAAATAATCAGAAATATTGTAAGCAGAAACTGGTACAGCGCGCCCTTTATAAAAAAATAATGAAAATTCAAACGAGCGGCTCCAAACAGCAACAGGATCAAAAAATACAGTGGGGGCATAAGAACGCATAGTAATTCGTTCAGAGCCCTCCGCATCTTCCCAAGTTACCAAATCTCCCGCAACTGCGAAAGAATGTTGCGCACGAATATCTAAAGCCCAGACATGCCCAGAAACTTTTTCTTCAGTTGAAACGTCAAGCGCTCCCGACACATCGGAACGAGCAAAAATATGTGCCGCAGGGTTATACCGAGGACCTTGACCTAAATTATAATTAAACCTGCTAGCGGCATAATCCCCATTAGTCATAACATTAAAATCTTCTGGAGACTCCTTCCACTTTTTAAACACAGTTAGCGCGCTGTTATCTGATTTAACAGAACCTGAAACAGAAGCTATATTTTCACCGAGAATATTAGAACTCATAGGAAAAACAGTAGTATCTATGCAAGCTCTACTATTAGCAGTCTTATACGGATCTCTATACCCAGGATCAGAAGAAAACAAACCAGACCGCACTATCTCGTCACAAATAATATAAGCTAAATCCCCATGCCCTCTAAACGGAAAACTAAACGGTCTAGCTTTATCTAGATCGTTTTCTGCAGTGCCGATCTGCTGCCTTAATTCATTTATAAGGTCCAACAAAACTTGAAAAGAATGTACCGGAGGGGTATAAATTTCAGGTTCATGCAAAAACCAAGTACCGGTTTCTTCTTCTTTTGGTAAAGAATATTTATCAGATAGTAATCGTACAGGTTTAGAAACTGTTATTCCTTCCGAAGTAACAGACTTAACTAATTTATAAATACCTAGACCTTCGGTCTTATCTTTCTCAGTATATTTAGCATGTATTAACGGAAGCCAAGAAACTAAATAAGGTTTATCCAATATAGGTAGTATTTTACTATCCTTTACTAATTTATCTCCGTATTTATTATTCCTATAACGATTTATAATGGCACAAGGAGGAAAAGGTACAAACGGATAACGATTAAAATAATCGAAACTGTCCACAAACGGTAATATATTAACCCCCGGATAAGAAACCAAAAATCCTTCTGGTTCCCATAGAGGCCTAACTATGTATTTAATAGACCCCTGGTTCTCTCCGCCTCCAGACGAAGCAGTAATAGTTACCGAAGGATACGGAGCACCATAGAAAATAGAAACCTCTACTCCAGGGGCAATTTCACGACGAAAAGTAAAAGTCTCTGAAGACCCTAATCCCTTAGTCGTAAATACGTTTTCTACTACCTTAATTAAAGTCCTAACAAAGGGGATATACGAAGCAGCACGCTGCTTATCCCCTTTAAGATCAAAGCTAACTTCAGAAGTAAAACGCATTAACTCAAAGAAATAGAATAACCTATATCAATCGTTTCCCCCGTATCTAAAGTCTTAGGACTTGTAAACGTCGCCGCCCCCAAAAGAACACCTGTAGTGTTGCTCTTAGCAGAACTAGAAAGGAGAGCCACTCCCCGGATAGTCTGGTTATCCGCAGAAACAGTAAAAGTAGCCTTAGAGGCGAAGTTATCGATGGACCCAGAGGAAACAGAACCAGGCGTCCAAGGACGACGAGAAGTTTCTGAATAGTTAGTAAACTCCGTCGCGGCAGAAACAAAAGTAGCTGCTGTCCAGCTAGCTTGAGGAACGACGTTACCAGAGAATAACGCTATGTACCAGTTAGTAATAGGAGTACCGGCCCCTAAAGCGGTATGCAAAATATAATTTTTTCCTTCATCTACTACGAGATTAGGAACCGTTTCTACTAACTGGCCGTTGATATAGACTTTGTATAAACCAGAAATAAACAAAGCGTCTTTGGGTTTAGAAACTAAAGAACCTAGAACTTTAGATATAACAGACACTTTCACAAATTACCTCCTTATAGCTCGATCAACAACATGTAAAACCGGCTCTGGACCGGGGTCTTTAAGAATGCTCAACACTTGAGACAAACCGTCATGCTCCACTAAACCCACCGTTCCTGTCAAATAGGGCGGAGTAATCAAGCGATCACGAGTCAAAATCTTAACTTGCCCGCCTGGAGCACCAAGACATAAATACCCCATTTTCGACCACCAAAGCAAGACCTCTACCCCAGGAAGTTCAAAATACTCCCCAGGCACCACCGCATTCGCTCTCAAAACCACCTCAGAACGCTCTACAATGCGCTTTTCAAAATCCGTTATATCTGCCCCAGACAAAAACGACACCCCCTCCGTATCGCACGCCACGTACAACCCATCCGCCACCGCACACAGCATCGTAATCGGAGAGGGAAAAAGCAGAATATCCTCAGAATAATTTACCAGCCCGTAATGAAGGGGCTCTGTGGCAAAGAGCATATTGTCCCTCGCCATATAAATTCGGCCCCGATACGAACAAATATGAGTTCCGGGTAAAGGCGGAGAAAGGTTGACGGTGTCTAATGAGAAACCAGTGGCTAAGTTAGAAGGGTTGAGAGAAACCGTAGCTCCCAACGGGAAAGTTCCTGCATGATAAAGCACCTCCCCATTGGTCGTAGTACAGAAAACCTCCATCCCAACAATGTCGGGGTCTGAAAGGAAAGGAATAGAAACATGCAAACGAGAAGAAACAGAGGAAACAGAAACCTCTATCGGCTCCGAGGCACCGCTGACTTCTCCCCAAGAGGAGATATAACGCTGAGATAAAAGGTACTTCCCTGTCGGAAATGCACCCCCAGAGACAACAGAACAGGAAACAAAAGGAGGAACAGGAAGTCCCCAGCGACGATGCTGTCCGAAACGATCAACCCGGCCAATCTCTATTCCGTTCGTCCAATAAACATCACCAGCGTGAGGAGAAGAATAGGCCACAGGAGCGCCGCTATTAACAAGCCTAGTAGCCACCACATTAAAAGCTTGATCATAAACTCGCAGCTCCCCATTCACTACGGCAAGCAGGAAAGGAAAATCTCGGTGAGAATAGAGACTATGAGCGTAGCCTGGAATAACCTGAGAATAGCCTTTCCTGCGCTTAAGATTCCCTGTTTGGGTGATGTCTATATTATCCGCAACCCGAAGAGAAGTAAGGGTCTCCTCGTTAGGCTCAAGGGCCTCCGTCTCGTGACGACGGTTATCTAAGCCACGAGGAAACCCGCGAAAAGAGACAACTTCGGCAGGAGTGGTCATTCCAAGCTACATGCGAATAACGTCCCCGCCTGAGCCAACAATAACCCTAGGCCCAGAGACAGACGCATTTGCTCCTGTAACCGCAGAGCCTTGGTGTGGATAAAGACCACGAGAAGGTAAAGAAGAAGGAACAGCGGGCGCAGACTCTACTTGAATCTCACCCGTCGCCGGGGAATACACAAGAACATCCCCGTCGTTAACTTCTCGAGGACCTTCAAAAGTAGTTACAAAGAAACGAAGATCTCCTGCTCCCCACCCAGGATAAAAAGCTCCTGGTAAAGAGGACTTCTTAGCCCAGGCTTCTTTTAACCACTGAGGCCACTGAGAATAATCTTGGCGATAACGAAATTGGAACCTCTCAATCATAAAACCCTCCATTTAATCTGGAATATCAGACAAATACAAAAAAGCCTCTTCTAAACGACGCAACGCTAACCCTCGTAAATCTACCTTCTCACCTTTTACCGTAGCTTTCGTCCATAACAAAAACGCTTTGGCTGCGTCGATAAAATTCTTTTGGTTGTGCATTCCAAGCACAGTAGAGTGTGAGAAATTATTCAACCCTATGTTATAAGCCAAAGAAGCCATAGCATCTAGTTGCCCCTGCGACGGAGCAACTCGGCATGCAGAAAAAATTTTAAAGGCCAACTCGTTTAAATCCGTCATTAATAGCTCTTCTGCTTCTTGTTCAGTGATCCGCTTCTTATTACGAACATCCGCGTCCGTTACCCCAGTTGTAGTGCCATAACCAATCGTAGGTTTTCCCGCAGGACATAAATAAGCTACGGGAGAAAAACCTTCGTATTTTTTAACTAAGTCTACACATTTTGCACTTACTTTCATTTTAAAAGTCCGAGCTTATAAGCAACAAAAACAGCAAACCCAGATAAGATACCCCATATAATTCTATCCACCCAATCCACCGTTTTAGACTGTACTCGATCTTCGACTTCTAAAGCACGTACTCTGTGTTCTAACTTATCCATAGCCTCCATCACACGTTCGATAGCCTTAGAAGTAAAAACTTGGCGCTCTTTTATAACAGCAAGCTTAGAAATAGCTTCACTTACTTTATCTAAAGTCTGTCGAATAGCAGCCTGCTCATTACGTATGTACTGAATATCTCTAACAACAGCGGCTAAATCTACACGATCCTCCGGCATTTACAGACCCCCATAAACGACGGAGCGGTATTTATGTTGTCTTCTTGCCTTTTCGTTCTTAGCAAAAGTACAGTAAGATATAAATTCTTGTTGGAACGCCAGTGCTTTTACCGGATCAAAGGTTTCGGCGTCGTGTTTACTATAAGCCAAATACTTCATCCAGCTTAACAAATGTATATGATGCTGCTCTTCTATTTCAAAAAGCTGGCTATCAAATTGAATAGGTACTAACGGCAAGCGCTCTATAGTAAGACGAATAGTAGTATCCGCATCTGGTATATAAACAAACCTGACCGCAGACGAATCCATGTTAGTAATAATGTATTTTATCTTCCCTTGTCGATTGTCTAATTTAAATCGATGCCGAATAGCACCATCCTCGTAATTCAAAATCTCCAGCTCTGTGCCGTCCTCTAGACGCGCGCCTACAAGCTTAAGAATACGAGGATCATAAGAAAAAAAGGCTGTCCCTGCAGGGACAGCCCAAGTGGTCAGTGTGGAGGTGGAGTCAACTATCCCGTAGGAGAAACGGCAAAACATCTTCTGAGCGTCGTCCATGAAAGCAAAAACTTCCTCGTCCGACCAGAGATAAGGCTGGACATCATCCCGGACTGACGCTCGAAATAAGCTATACAGTTCACTACTGTCCATTTTTGCCGACGGGGGCTAAGTTCTTTTCTGCATACGCCAGCCACGCTTGCTGAAGTTCACGGGGACTAGGAACCCAACCAAGGATCTCCTTCAAGGCATTTGAAGAAGGAGCTCCAGCGGCAGTGAAATCCCCGCGTGCATTACGCTTTACCAAAGTATCGATCGCCTTCTCCAACGCAGCTAAGCGATCCATCAACCCAGAAGGAGCACCGGCTGGCGCTTTCTCCTCCTCTAACACAGGAGGCTCCCCGGACTTAGTTACCGCCCCGATGGCCAGAGCCTCGGAGAGCACAGAATCCGGGACATACACCGGTACTCCCTTCTTAAATTCTATGACATGTCCTTTCGTGGTGGCAAGAACATAGTTACGATTGAGAATCAAATTATAGCCCATGAGACACCTCTTAAGCTAAAAAGAGCCCCGGTATAATCCGGGGCCAAATCGCGCACTACACAACAACGAGGAGGGACGAACGACTATACAGGAATAACCTCATTAGCACGGTTTACGATGATGTACTCTACCCTTACGGTCACACGGCCAGAAGTAGCCGCCGAGCCCGTAGGATTCACCGTAATCCGGATATTTTCCCCGCTTCCTACGTATCCCGTCGGTACTAAGGCAGTAATACCCGCCGCATGTACGTCAGTAGCCGCCAAGTACCTAGTGGGGTTGGCAGAGTCGCCTACTGAGACATTATAAGCCGTAGGGCCAGTCACTGCTACCTCAGTAACGACGCTGCCGGACAAAACCACCGCATTAGGGGGAAGGTTAATCACATCATACGACCGAGTACCAGTTGCGGCAAAGTTAGTTTCAGCTCCGGTCGTATCTACCATCGTATCATCGTAATGGAACGTGAACTCAGCGACAAGGGGCCACTGAGCCACACGAGTCGGACGAAGTTTAGCCATACACCCTCCTTATCACTGAGCTACGTACGCCGAAATTACCCCAAAGTCCTGGACCGTGTTACTAGCGTAGATGCTAGTAAACTTCGGTTTCAGGAAACCAATGATCTTGGAGACCGAAATACCCTGGGAGTTGTCGTAATCAAACCCTTTCTCAACCCAGACCGGCGGGCCGATGTCTGCCATTGCTAGCGCCTGAGCACCGCAGAACAGGATTTGACACCCATCAACGTTACCGGTGGATCCCCACTTATTACCAGAAGCAGCCCCGGACGTATTAAATACGTGACGGTGCTCGTGGAAAATAATCCCGTCGATCACAATCGGATCGCCGGTAAAGAGCGGGTTATCGCTCCCACGCACCTCAGCATGCCGCAAGTTCTGCATAAAAGTGGGATCCAGCTTCAGCTTGGCCATCGCCTGAGGAGTCAAGAAGGCAACATAGTACTCCTTCCCACCCCCAGCACGCAGCGGACGAATATACTGCTCCTTCGCCAAAGCTTTAAGCTGAACAAACAGCTCCCACGCAGGAGTGTCCGTCGCCGTGACAGCCGACGTTGTACCACCGACAACGATCTGCTTCGCAGTGTTGTCCCAACGCACCCGACGCAAAGGAGTCGGAGGCGTAACATCTGCAGCGAATTCCAAATACGGAAAATCGGAGCCAATGCGAGGAGCCCCGTTATTGCGAAGGGAATAGCTAACACCGGACAACGTCAAGAACGCCAACTGGTCCATACGATCCGCCAGCCAGTAAGCTAACACATCGCGGCTGTTAGACCGAAAATCTACGACCGATTTCTGCTCCGCCAACCGGCCTTCGTGACGATTCGCATGCCGGATTTGGTCGATACGAATCACCTGATCGTACGACTTCATGGCCTCTTCGTTGCCTTCCAGCGTACGATCACCGACAACGCCGTCACCCTCCAGGTCAGCAACGAGAGTGATTACCGCACGAGCTCCTTTCTCAGTCTTCTTGAGCTCCGTGATATGCTGAATGAGAGCATCCGGGCCCGTACCTAAGAATTTGTCGATAAAGCTAAAATTCCTGGCCATCCGCCAGGTATCCATTGCCCAAACGGTTTTCTGATTTTCCGTCAGAGCAGCAAAATTAGTAAGCGCCATAGTCAACCTCGCTAAAAGTTGTTAACCCATTAACTACCTCTTCCCTACTCTCGCGGGGAAATAGCGGGGTTGCATCCTGTATCGCCGGATGAAGCGAAAACACGCCATAAGGTTTATTTCTTAGCCTTGCCCTTAACACGCAAAAGCCTGGGATTTGCCCTCTTCGCTGCTGGCGAAGCAGCACGGGTCTTAGCAGCCAAAATAGCCTTGGCCCGTTCCAGAGGGATTTTTTGCTTTTGAGCGATCTTTTGCGCGACCGCTTTAAATCCAGGGTGGGCACTTGACCTAGCCATAAAACACCTCTTAAGAGTAGTTATAACATATCCCCCCTTAATTTAGAAAGCATCTGCGGGTCTAACTTTGCCAACGCTTCCGGCGTCAAGTTGTTAATATCAATCCCAAAATCTTTATCCGTCGGGGCCTGTCCCCGAGCCACGGAAGAAGGCTGAGCCTTATTGGCCTTAGCCGCCTTGTCCCTCGCCTGCCGGGTTCTAGCTTCCCCTACCGCTTCACCAGAAGACCTAAGTACATACTTCACAGCCTTCTGAAGCGCATCATACCGAGACATCCCTGCCTGAGTTAAACCTAATGTAAGGGTCGCAACTTCTTTCGTCAACTCTTCGTCGTACTCAGGACTAGCAGCGTTTAGCTGAGGATATTGCGCTTCAAGCTGAGCCACCAATGCATTGAACCTAACATCATCCAACACCACATTGCGCACAGAATCCAGCTGTGCACGGACGCGGGTCTCTACGTACTTATCCCGAAGTTCCTGAATCTTACGCCGTACTTCCTTCGCAGCTTCCTGCTCCCCATCAAAAATAAGCTGCTCGTAGCGCTCTTCAAGAGCGGCAAGCTCCTGAGTTACAGGATCGGGAGTGGGGGGTTGAAGCTGCTGAGGCTGAGGAATCTGGGCTTTAAGCTTCTCTAACTCCTCCAATAATTCCCGTTCCCGAGCCCGAGCTTTGGCGATGACTTCATCAAACCGGGCTTTGGGAATACGAATATCCTTGTCTTTCTGACGAGCTTTCTCAGATTCTTGAGACTCTGGCTCTTGAGCTTCAGATTCTTGAGGCTCTGATTCTTGAGTCTCAGGCTCTTGGGATTCAGGTTCTTGCTGCTCTAACAAATCTTCTAAAGTATCTCCGCGATCTTCAGTCATATACACCCTCAATAAGCACTTTTATAATTCCGGCAGTTGCTGTTGCAACTTAGCCCGTTCCCTCGCTAACTCTAACTGATGCTGCAAGCTGGCCTTCTCCTTATCAAACTGATGCTGCAGGTTCATCTTCGCCATCTCTACCTCAGGCGACTTGCTCTCTGCAGCTACTCGATGAGAGAGACTCTTGGAGTAACGAAGCTCAGCATCTGCTCTCTTCTGCATAACTTCGGCCTCCTTAGCAGCTACCTCAGCCTGCATAGCTCTAAGTTCAAGTTCAGCCTGCGGCCCGGATTGAGCCTGCTGTAGTTGTTGTATGAGCTCAGCCTTATCACGCAGCATAGAAGTCTTTATGAGATACTCATCCGGTATCTTGACACCTGCTTCTAGACGCAACCTGAGTGCTTGCTCAAACTGAGAAGACTCAAACGTATCTTTATCAGGCTGTAGGGTAACTATAACGGAATACTCCCCTAAGGTCAAATCTCTAAGTATCCTCCCCTCAGGGGTAGGTTCATTGACCATAAGCTCCTCTACTGCCCCGGTCACGCGATCAGAAGTAATACGAATCAATCGCGGCTCAGTATAGTACTCTTGTACCAACTCCAACGCACGGGAAGCAAGTATATGATCTGTACGAACCAAGTTATCCATAACCTTAAGAAATAGAGTAAACCCAGATTGCTGGTTTGCTAAGATGCTCTTACCAGAAGCCTCCTCTCTAGGCATACCCAACATATAATCAGATACCCCAGAGATAGACTTAATATACTCCTCAGCCTTTAAACTGAGCCGCTCTAACCCAGAGGGGATAGGATTAGGCGTAATCTTCTCAGCGTTAGCTATATCATCCAGCTCCAGTACCAACCCAGTCTCTGCGCCTCGCTGCTCTAACTCAGCGATGGACATATTCTGAAGAGCCCCAGCACGTATCTTCCACCCACTATTAGCCGAGGTATTTACCACATGGAGCTCTTGAGAAGTCACTTTGTTAAGAAGGTCCTGGGGACCCAGGAGGTTCTCCACCACCCCTATCGTCTTCCCGCGGATAAAGTAAGGGA